GGGAACGCCCTCCGGTGCTGCACTGATCCCTTATATAGAGACCGCGCGCACCGGAGAAAGCCCCGATCACAGTGTCAGCGTTGCCGCCGGGCCGGGCCCGAACCTGGCCGAAAGCTGCGCCACGCCGATCGTGACCGGCCCGGCCCCCGCATCGGCCGCCCGCGCCGCGTCGCCATAGCGCCATGCGGGGGCGAAGACCGGCACCTCCCGCAGGACCCGCCCCTCCGTGGAGACGGTGACCAGATAGGCCTCCGTGTCCTCTCCCAGAGGCACATCCAGCCCTGTCCAGCTGTCGCCGCCGATCCGCGTGCGCCGGACCCACATGACGTCCAGGCCTCCGGCGGCCTGGCGGGCACGAAGGTGAACGGGCCGGTAGGGCCTAAGGCCGATACCGTCAAACGCCCGTTCCCCATGGAGGAACGTTCCCGAATCCAGCGGCCGGGACGCCGGCCCGATTCGGTAGTGCCGCGACACACCCAGGTTCGCCGTACCGTGATCGACCTGGCTCAGCGCGCCGTCGATCAGCACGACACGGCTTCCGGCGGGCCAGACCTCGGGCATGACGCCATCGGTTCCGGCCTGACCGCGCAACCGCCCGCCCAGAAGCCATGTCCGCTCGCCCACCAGCTCGGCGGTTGCGAACTGGAACACCTCCCACAGATCGTCCAGCCCCGACCCGATGGCCATGGCATTGGCACCCGATCTCAGCGCCGCCTCCCCGACCGAGCTCAGCACACCGGACACCAGCCGCACCCGCAAGCCCGGCCCCCGGTCGATCCGGCCCGACGGCGCGCGGACCATCGGCGTCTGGGTCGTGCCGATCACCGCCGCGCGCTTCAGCACCGTGTCGAGGCCGTAGCCTGCGTCCTCCGGCGACGAGAACACCGCCACCGGCCCGCTCCAGGGGCGCGACGTCGCCGCGACATGGGGCGCATGGGGGATCTCATCGCCAGCCAGAAGCGGCAGGTCCAGAAACACCGGCAAGGGCGGTACCGCCGCGCGCCGCTGCGTCATCGGCCGCGGCGCCGCGTCCAGCACGTACTTGCCATGCGCCGCGGCCTCGATCCTGACCGCCTCGATCTGCTGGAACGCCCCCTGTTCGACCCGGTCGATCCGGTAGCTCCGCGCATCCAGGTCGATGACATCGCCGGCACCGACCGACAGCCGTGACGGCGGCAGACCCAGCCGCACCCGGTCCCTGGCAACGCGCGATTCCACCAGCCACCGCTCGGCAATCTCCCGTCCCTCGGCGCGGGTCAGCACCAGCGGCAGCTCGGTCCGCGACAGGGCGTGGCTGCGCTCGTCGGGAAAGATCGCCTCGGCGGTCGTCGCGGCGAAATCGGCGCCATCCTCGACGAAACCCAGCGACACCCGCCCGGCAAGCTCCGCCTCCGGCATCCGCATCCTGACCACATCGCCCGACTGCTCCGCGTTCTCGACCACCAGGCTCGGGTCGATCGGCACGTCCCCGCCAATTCCGCGCGGACGGAACACAAGCCGGCCGCCACGCTCGACCGCATCGAAGCCGTAAGCCAGCATCAGCGGCTGCAGTGCCGACCGACCGTCGCCCAGCGTCGGGATCGTGTAGCCGCGCACCATCTGCGTCAGCGCATCGGCATCGATGTCACGCGGTGTCAGCCCGGCCGCGCGGCAGACCTCGGCCACGATCGACGCCAGCCGCCGGTGCGCGGACCGCCCGGTCAGCCAGTGCCCACGGTCGTGGTTCGCGGAATCGCTCCAGACATCGGGCAGGCCAGGAAACTCAGGATAGGGCCGCCCGTCCCAGGCCCAGACATGCGCGCGGCCCATATCCACCATCGGCCCGCCGTAGATGTCCGACACGGGGTTGTTCGCCGGATCCTCCCAGAACTCGTACATCGCGCGGATATACTGCACCTGGATCAGCGGATCCGCGCGTCCGGTCGAGTAATAGGGCAGCGAGGATTCAGAGGACTTCGGATCCAGGAACTTGTTGGGCTGGTTCGTTCCCTTGTCCACCGCCGCGCAGCCGATCTCGGTGAACCAGATCGGCTTCATCCCGGCGATCCAGCCGGTGGGAACGCGGTCGCGCACACCGTCGATGCGGTTGTGATGCGACTGGCGCCACCAGGACCGGATGTCCTTTACCCGCCAGATCCAGGGCTCGTTCCAGGATCCATCCGTGATCGGCGTCCGGATCTGCCGGTCCCGCGCGTCCCGGTCGGCATAGAACCAGTCGTATCCCTCACCGCCCAGAATGTTGGACTTGAGATAAGACAGGTCGTGGACTCCGCCCCAGGCGGCATCGGCCTCACCGGGGGTGTCCCGCCAGTCGCTCAGCGGCATGTAGTTGTCGATACCGACGAAATCGATCAGCGGATCCGACCAGAGCGGGTCGAGGTGATAGATCAGATCGCCGGGCGCATCGGGCGGCTGATAGCCGAAATACTCGGTCCAGTCGGCCGCATAGCCGATCTTCGTGTCCGGCCCCAGGATGGCGCGCACGTCCTGGGCCAAAACCCGCAGCGCCTCGACCGCCGGGAAGCCGTCCGCGCCGCGCAGTTGCGTCAGGCCGACCATCTCCGAGCCGATGCAGAAGCTGTCCACGCCGCCTGCCGCCGCGCAGAGATGCGCGTAGTGCAAAATGAACCTCCGGTAGCTCCACGCCGGGTCGCCCGTATAGCGGATCGTCACCTGGGGTTCGGTCGGGCCCTGCGTGAACCGGCCCGCGGCACGGCTGGACCCGGTGTCGCCCGCAACGGCGGCCACGCCCGCCGGCTGCCGCTCGAAGCCGACGGAAAAATCGCCGGTTTGGGCCGTGCCGAAAAACGCAGCGACCTCCGCATCGGCCGCCGCGGTCCGGTCCGACGTGCCCGCCCGCCCCGGCGCCACACGGCCCGTGATCCGGCCGCGCCAGGGCAGCCTGGCCTGTTCGACGTCGCCATAGGGATCCGGCAGGCCGTTGCCGGCCAACTGGTCCATGAGCACGAACGGATAGAACATCACCGCCTGGCGGGCCTCCTTCAGGGCCCGGATCGACTCCAGCACCGACTGGTCGGACGGGGTGCCGCCATAGACCGGCCGACCCTCCAGCCGCGCCACCTCGCACGCTTCGGACCGCGTAATGCCGCCGGCGCGCCAGGGCATCTCGACGCCGTCGCGCTCCGCATATTCGACCTTCGGCTCGACGGTACAGGTGCCGCAGCGCAGATCGTTGCCGAACCACGACACCACCAGCGACGTCGCCCTGCAGCGCGGCAACTCACCGGTCAGCGCGTCGAGGGACGATAGCAGATCCGTGTTCGCGACCTTGCCGTGAACGTTGGTGTATTCGCTTTCGCCCAGTCCGGTCTCGACCCGCACGGGAGTTGTGGCCAGCGAATACTCGCCGGTTCCGGGGATCATCGCCACGGCGCGCACATGATCGGCCATATCGCGGCCGCGGCCGCCATCGCTGTTCCGGATCACCTCGAAGCTGAACTGCGGCACCCGGTTGCCGAATCGACCCAGCCCGAGGTTTTCCAGAACCACATAGGCCAGGCCGCGGTAGCCCGGCGCGTTTTCCGCCCCCATCACTGCGGCGATCAGCGGATCGGGAAGCTGCCGCTCGTCGCCTGGATAGACCCGCAGATCGAGACTGTCGCGCTCGATTTCCTCGCCATCCGCCCAGATCCGGCCGACCCGCGCGATCTCGCCCTCGCACAGCCCCAGGGCAAGGGAGATCGAGTAGCTGTATTCGTCCACCGTCGGCTGGCTCGGCGCCCCCTTGCCGCCGCCGCCCGTGCGCGACACCTCCTCGCGGAACGGCGACGACCACAGCACATGCGCCGGAATCCGGAATCGTCCGAAGACCTGCGGGACCGGCTGGCCTTCTCCGGCACTGGTGAGCCGCAAGCGGTCCAGCCGCCCCTGCTCGACCACCTGAGAGCCCGCGCCCATCACCGCCTGGTCGACGACCCGGCCCAGGGTCGCGCCGACCGCGCGGCCGATGACCACCGACGACAGGCCCAGAACGCCACCGCCCAGCGACGCGCCCACCGCGCCGCCCACCGCCGACAGAAGTATCGTCGCCATCAGATCGCTCCTTCGGGAAAGTCGAATACCGCGACGAGCCGCCGCCGCCAGGGGAGGCTCAGGGGAGATTCGCAAACCCCCTGGCCGGAATAGGAATGGATGAAGCGCGGCGCGGCGCCGGCTGCCGTCAGAATGCCCAGATGCTTGGCCACACCCGCGGACGTCATGCGGAACAGCAGCACCTGTCCGGGCGCGGGCGCCTGCGGATCCCCCTCGCGCAGATGCGCCCGCGCACCGTGCCACAGCGCCTCGCACCGGTCGGCCTCGCTCCAGTCGGGCGTGTAGGCCGGCAGCGCCGCCGGTTCCCGCCCGATCACCTGGCGCCAGACTCCCCTGACCAGTCCCAGGCAATCGCACCCCGCGCCGCGGCAGCTTGCCTGGTGGACGTAGGGTGTGCCAAGCCAGGTTCGCGCGGCCTCGACGACCCGGCTCATTCCGCGTCCCCGCTCACCGGATAGGACATCAGCCAATCCTCATCGGGCAGGTGCGGGCAGCCGCGGAAGTTCACCATGTTGGCGAATTTCGTCCGGCAGGTCGCGGCGCTCTTGTCGCAGCCCGCTTCGATGCGCACCCGGTCGCCCGCCTTCAGAACGGCGCCGGTGCTTTCCCACAAATCGACCCGCCGCCCGCCGGGCGCGACCTGATCGGACCGGATGGCGCGCACGTCGCCCGTTGCGTCGCCGTCCAGAACCACCAGCCTTCCGTTGGCGAACCAGCCCTCCTCGTTGACCAGCTCCGGCAGATCCACCCGTGTGCCGGACACGGCCACGACCTTGACCAGCCGCGACATTTTCGGCGCCGACATGTCTATCCCGCACTCCCGGTCCCCCAGAACCGCGCGGCACTGACGCTGGTAGAGCCGCCCCTGCGGACGGTTCAGCCGTTCCGACAGCCCCCGCAATTCTGCCTTGAACGCGCCCCCCGCCCGCTCGATCTCACCGATCTCGCCGCGAAAGAGCCGCATCCGCTGGCCCGGATCGGACCAGTTCACCAGCCAGATCTCCACCTCGGCACCGTCGAACCGGCCGGCGCGGATGTCGTCCTCGGTCAGCCCCGTATCGGACAGCGCGCCCATGGCCTCGGAGTTGTCCACCGACAGGCCCGTGGTCTGCTCCAGCGCGCGCGCCGAGAGCGCCTCGCTCGGGCCATAGGTGGCACCACCGAAGGAGATCGGCAGATCGTGATCGGTGAAGGCAAAGACCCGCCCATCCCGGCGCACGATGCGCCAGCATCGGCTGAGCGACGTCGCCCCGCTTTCCAGATGCGCGCGCAGATCCGCGGGAACCCCCGTCATACCCGCACCTCGACCACCGGGACATTCGGGATCTGACCCGCGTTGAACGTATCCATGGACACGTCGATCCGGTCGGTATCGAACCGCACGGGAACGTCGAATTCGTACCCCGCGGTGATGACCGCATCTGCCACCGGAAGCTCTCGCAAAACGACCATGCCGGTGCCCGGATCCAGGTCGAACCCCTCACCCTCATAGATCGGATCGCCCTGCACGGCCACGACCACGGTTCCGGCCACCGGCTTGGTGATCGGCCGGCGATAGGCGGTGGTTCCCAGCCCGTAGGTCTTCGTCAGTTGGAACGAGACCGTCGCGCCGTCGGCCACCCCAAGGATCTGATCGCCGAAACTCCGGCTCTTTCCGAACCTGGCAGATGAGAAATCCGCCCAGTCCTTCCACCGGAATTCGTGACGCTGCCCCCGCCGTTCCTCATAGAAGGCGATGAGCTGTTCCAGGTCGGCCATGGACCGAAGCCCGGTCCCCGCGTCGTAGCGGCGGCGCGAATGCTGCCACGGCGTGTTGCGCTCCTCGAACCCGTTGGCAAGGGTGACGATCTCTGTCCGCCGCTCCGGCCCCCCGGTGGCCCGCAGGCTCAGGGCGGTCGGAAATCTCACGTCGTGAAAGGCCATGTCCGTCCCTCCTCAGCGGTTGCGTTGGCCGCGCGACAGCGCCCGGCTCATCTGCGCGGCGATCTGGCTCTGCGACCGGCGAAAGCCTTCGGCATCGGGCGTCTGGATATTCATCACCACCTGCACCGGTCCGCCGCCACCCCCGCCCGAGCGCACGCCCAACCGGCCGTCCGCCCCGCGGGCCAGCGGCATGATCGCCTCGGGGCCGGCCTCGCCCATCAGGCCGGTACCGCCGCGCATCGGAAACGCCGTGGCGCCCTGCACCACGCCGCCGGTGGCAAACGGCATGACGCGCCCTTGAGAGAACGCGCCGCCGTCGGCGAACGGCGTCAGCCCGTCCATCGCGGCGTTGACGCCGGTTGCCAGAACGCCCCCCAGATGCTTCATCACCGGATTGACGGCGGCGTTGTAGGCCGAGTCGATCATCGACTGCGCCACGCCCTTCAGCGCCTCCGACAGCTTCTGCCCGTCAAAGATCAGCCCCTCGAAACTCGACTTCAGCCCCCTGCTGATGCCTCGCGACAGCACCGCGACCTCGCGGCCGGTGTCGGTCACCGTGGACTGCATCGCCCTGAGTTCGGCATCGAACGCCACCAGCACGGCGCGGGCGCCACCAACGCTTGCCTCGAACGTCTGCAGATCGTCCTCGAACCCTTCGATCTCTCTCATGTCACCGCTCCTCGCGTGTCACGTCGGGAAAGGCCGCGCTCAGCTCGGCCAGCCGGTCCCGTCCAAGGGGCGCGGACCCGCCGCCGCGCCCCAGCATCATCTCAAGCTCGACCGGGGTCAGCGCCCAGAACTCGGCCGGTTTCAGGCCCAGCCCGTGCATCCCGGCGCGCATCAGCACCGGCCAGTCGAACCGGGTCATCCCGGCACCGCGAAGGCCCGCGCCAGAAGCGCCCCGGCCACCCGCGCGACCTCCAGCGGACCGCCGGAAATCTCCGCGCCCAAGAGGTCCGCGGAGGTGCCGGCCCAGCCGCCGCCGTGCAGACCCGCGGCCACCACCGCCACCATGTCGCGGGTGCCGAAACGGCCGGACTCGAACCGTTCCACCAGCGCCACCAGGCTGTCGGCGCCCAGCTCGGCCTCCAGCTCGGCCAGTGCGCCCAGCGTCAGCTTGGCCACACGCCGCTCGCCATCCAGCGTCAGCGCCACCTCGCCGGCCCACGGGTTGGCCATCAGAGCGGCGTGAACTGCACGCGGCCGGCAGAGGCCATGGACATCTCGTAGGTCGCCTCGCCGTTATGGCTGCCTGCGTATTCGATGGAGGTGATCTGGAACGGACCCTCGACGATGCCGAAATCCGGGATCACCACTTGAAAGCGGGGCGTTTCGCCGTCGAAGAACACCTGCCGGACCCGCTCGTCCGTGTCGGCGTCCTTGAAGATGCCCGAGCCTGAGATCGACGCGCTCTTCATCCCCGCGCCGCCCAGCAGCTCGCGCCACCCGCCGTCGCTGTCCAGGCTTGTCACGTCCACGCTTTCCGCGTTGAACGAGATCCTCTGGGCCCGAAGCCCCGCGATCGTTTCGAAAAACCCCTCGGACGTCATGTCCAGCTTGATGAGGAGATCCTTGCCGTTCTGGGCCGCCATATCCCTTACTCCGCTTTATGAATTGTCCTGGACCTGCGCGCGAAAGCGCAGGTCGATCCGGCGCAGGCCGCTCTTCTGGACCCTCCGCGCCACTGCCTGCCGGAACCAGATCCCGACCAGATGCCCCCGGGCGAGCGTCAGCGGCCCGCCCAGAAGCGCGTCCGACACCGCGCCGGCCACTTCCTTCGCCTGGGCGAACCCGTTGGCGTCGGTGACGACCGACACCACGAAATCGTGCCACGCCCCCCCATCCGTCGCGTCCGAGCGGTCGGTGACGGTCTCCTCACCGAGGCTCACGTAGAGGCTCGGGACCGTGCCCGTGGGCATCCCGTCATAGATGTCCTCTCCCACCAGCGCGGTCAGGGCGGTGTCGTCCCGAAGGGCGACATAGACGGCGCCCTGCAATGCCAGAGAAACCCCGTAGCTCATGCCGATCGCTCCTCTTCCGCGAGGCAGGTCAGCCAGCGCGCCCCGCCGTCGGTTTCGGTGACGGCCAGAATGTCGAACACCCGCTCGCCCTCCCGGAACCTCTGTCCCGGCCGGGGCCGCGATTCGGCGCCCACCGGTGAGGCGCGCACCAGGATCCGCCAGGACGACAGGCTCAACCGCACGCCCTCGCCGCGCGCCTCGCGTCCCGACCGCGGCCGCATGTCGGCCCAGAGCGTTCCGAGCTCGCGCCACTCGCGCCGGCGCCCGCCGCGACCATCTGGCGTTTCCACTGGCGCCTCCAGCACCAGCTCGCGCGTCAATTCCACCGTCCGCATCACAGGCCACCGAAGAAGCGGGGCTGGCGATAGGGCGCCAGCAGCGACCGGATTCCCTTCGGCATGTCGCCCGTGGCCAGCCGGTCCTCGTAGAGCCCCGCGGCCAGCGACAGGATCGCCAGCGAAAGATCGTTGGGCACCCCCGCCCAGTCGTCCGCGAAACCCGCCCGGAACGTGACTTCGGCCCGGCCACCCACCGGGATCGGCGGCAGCACGAAGCCCTTGGCCACCAGGGCCGGGCGATGGGCATCGCGGGTCACGTGGATCCGGTCCAAAGCGATCGCGTCGCGCGTCCCGTCCAGTCCGATGATCGCCAGTTCGGTCATCTCGACCAGCGGCGCGCGGGGCAGCACCTGCCGCCCCATGTCGCGCCAGGCGTTGACCGTCCACACGAAGCCCCGCGCGATGACCGCCTTGCCGGTGGCCGCCTCGACCTGGGCGATGGCGGCCTTCAGCGCCCGCTCCAGCACCGGGTCCTGCAGGCCGGTATCGGCGAAGCCCCGGCCGAGCCTCAGATGCGCGCGCAGCTCGGCCAGCGGCAGAGCGCCCCCGTCCAGGCCAGTTTGCTCGACTAGATACATCCCCGTGTTCCTTCTCTCCGCTTCTCCGTCCGAATTGCGCAGGCGCGCGTCCCCACGCCGCTCGGACGGAGGGAAAGCTGGTCGGCGTGTCGCGACGCGCGCCTGCCGGACCGCCCGCACCTGCGGACGGCCCGTCCCGGCCTCAAACGGCCGAGAACCTGAGAAGCTTGATGGCGGCGAAGTCGCTCACGTCGCCGCCCACGCGCTTGGTGGCGTAGAACAGCACGTGCGGCTTGGCCGAGAACGGGTCGCGCAGGATGCGCAAGTCCGGACGCTCGGCCACCGTGTAGCCGGAGGCGAAGTCGCCAAAGGCGATGGCGGCGTTGTCCTTGGCGACGTCCGGCATGTCCTCGGCGATCAGCACCGCATAGCCCATCAGACGCGCCGGCTCACCCGCGGCCAGACCGTCCGACCACAAGAAGCGGCCGTCCGCGTCCTTCAGCCGGCGCACCACGCCCGCGGTCTTCGAGTTCATCACGAAGCTCGCGTTGGCGCGGTACTGCGCGCCCAGGGCATAGACCAGGTCCACGATCGCATCGGCATCGGCGAAGGCGCCGTCGGCACCGCTGGCGACGTAGCCCAGCTTGCCCCACTCCCAGTTCTGCTCGTCCACCACCGGGTGGGTCAGGAAACCGCGCGGCTTCTCGGCGCCGTCGCCCAGCACGAAGGCGCGCGCCTCGGCACGGGCGAAGGTGTCGGCGATGCGACCGGCCAGCCAGCCCTCGATGTCGAAGGCGGAGTCGTCCAGCAGCCGCTGGGAGGCTTTCGGCAGCGCCGACAGCTCATGCAGCGGAATGGTGATGCGGTCGATCTGGCCGGTACCGGTCTCGTTCACCGATCCGGTCTCGCTGGCCCATCCGGCCCCCATCTCGGCGGTGTCGATCAGCACGTCGTAGGAGGTGGACTCGACGTTCACGACCGTGGCGATCCGGCGGATCGAGGCGGTGGACTTCAGCACGCCCTTGACCGTGGCGGAGGTTTGCGGATCGACCAGGTAGCCGCCGTCGCCGGAGACGACGGTGGACATGCCCTTGCCTTCCAGGGCCAGTCCGCGCAGCGCGTCGTCGTCGCCAGAGCGGATGTAGTCCTCGAACGCCTTCTGATGGGGCACTTCGATTTCGGCAGAGGTGGCCAGCGCCGGGCGACGCCCGGTCTGCGATTTGGCGTGAAGCATGGTCTGTCGCTCTTCCTGCTGTTGCATCTTTGTTTCGATATCGTCCTTGAACGCTCTGAGATCGTTCACGAACTCGGCCATCGCGGCCTTAACGTCCCCGGCGGCGTCGGGCACAATCGCCCCCTCCGCCCGAGCCTTGGTCTCGGTCGTGCTCATCGCATGTCCTCGATGGTGGTGGTTGGTGCCGGGCTGTCAGCCGCCCGCCAGGGAAAGGCGCGCGGACCGGATCGCCGCCGCCAGCTCTTGCAACGGATCGGCGCCGGGCGCGTCGCCCTTGGCATCGACCCGCGCCTCTGGAAGCATCGGGAAGGTGACAAGGGACACCTCCCACAGCTCCAGCTCGCACAGGAGCCTCTGGCCCCTGTCGTTCTTGGTGGCCTTCCGCGTGCGATACCCGATGGACAGGCCATCGATCGCCCCTGCCGCCACCAGGGCCGCGGCATCGCGGCCCTTTTCCACGTCCGTCAGGATGCGTCCCCGGACCCACAGGCCCGCCGCGTCCTCACGCACCTCGTCCCAGACGCCGATCGGCTGCGCCGGATCGTGCTGCCACAGCATCTTGACCCGTCCGCCCCGTGCCCTGAGGCGTTCCAGCGACACCGCATAGGCACCGGGCTCGACCACGTCGCCGCCCTGGTCCGACACCCCGAAGACCGAGGCATAGCCCGCGATCTCGCTGCCGTCCGTCTCGACCCTTTCGAGCCCGCAGAACTTGCGCTCCAGATCCATGTTCAGTCTTCCTCTTTGGGGGCGAGGCCAAGCAGCGCCCGCTTTTCCGCATCGCTCAGGAACGCGGCCGACGACACCCGCGCCCATTGCGCGTCCCGCTCCGCCGACAGCGCCGGCACCCGGTCCAGATCGACCCGCATCTCCAGATCCTCGCCGACGAACCCCTCCAGCCACTGCGCCAGGGCACTCGCCACCCGTGCGGCCAGGGGCAGCACGGTCAGGCGATAGAACGCCCGATGCGCCTCGGCGTAGTTGGCGTAGGTCGCGTCGCCAGGGATCCCCAGCAACATCGGCGGGACCCCGAAGGCCAGCGCGATCTCGCGCGCCGCGCTCTCCTTGGTCTTCTGGAACTCCATGTCCGACGGGCTGAACCCCATCGGCTTCCAGTCCAGCCCGCCCTCCAGCAGCATCGGCCGCCCGGCATTACGCGCGCCCTGGTGATGGGTCTCCAGCTCGGCCACCAGCCGGTCGTATTGCTGCGGGTCCAGCATCCCCTCTCCGCCCTGATAGACGATCGCGCCAGAGGGCCGCGCCGCGTTGTCCAGAAGCGCCTTGGACCAGCGCGACGCGCTGTTGTGCACGTCCATCGCCTGCGCCACCGCCTGCATCGGGCTCAGACCGTAGTGGTCGTCCTGCGGATGAAAGCTCTTGACGTGGCAGACCTGCGCCGCGCCGAACCTGTGCCGCTTGCCGCCGACGCTGTAATCGTAGGCCACCGGCCAGCCATCGGCGCCCGGCACCACCGACATGCGATCGGATCTCAGGACATGCAGCTCCGCCGGCAGCGCGCCTTCGCCCACCGCCTCCACATAGCCGTCGCCGGTCAGCAGCAGCTGGCCATAGACGGCCTCCAGCAGTTCCGCACGGCCCTGCGCGCCGTTGGGACGGGCCATCAATTGCAGCACCGGATGCGTCTCCATCCGCGCACCGTCGGATTCCAGGACCAGGGGCAGCGCCGCCGCCGCCTCGGCCACCAGCTTCACGCAGCGGAATACCACCGGGTTGCCCAGGAACCCCACGCGGGTCAGCGAGGCGGTGTCGCGCGGAGTCCAGGCCACCCGGCCCGCGCCCCCATAGGCAATCGCCGGGGCGGAGAGCGCGCCAGCCGCGCTCGCCTTCGCCTCGGGCGCCTCACCGCCCCGCTTCAGAAACTGAAACATTCCTTAGCTCCTCTTTCGGCCGCAACGATCCCGCCCGCACACGGGCCCTGCCCTGCGCGGTGTCGCCGCCAATTTCCGTTCCGTCGATCCCGGCCGCGTCAGAGCGCCCGCACGCCCGGCCGCGCCTGCGGCCGTCCCATCAGTTCCGTCACCGCCCAGACCAGCGCATCGACCCGGTCGGGAGACCCCCGACCCTTGAAGCCGCCGACTGCCATCTGCGCCATCTGCGCCTCCAGCTCCGCCATCCGTCCCAGGTGCGTGACCCGTCCCTGCTCGTAAAGCGCCGCCACCGGCTCCGCTCGTGAGACCTTGCCCCGAGAGGCGTAAACACCGCGGTAACTCACCGTACGGTCCACCTGCCGCACCACCGTCTCGACAAGCTCGCCGCCCTGGTTGACCTCGGCCACCACGCGGTCCGCGCGATGGCGGCGATAGGTGGCGACGACCGCCTCGGCCCAGGCAGCCGGCGACGCGCCGGAGATGCTGGCATCCTCCAGCACCACGACCCGTTCGCCGCAGCCGCTCAGCGCCGCCACGACGATGCCGCAGGTGTCCGCCCCCGCGCCGCTCGTGACCGGCGGGTCCACCGCCACGACCACCCGGCCCAGTGCGCCAGGGTCGGATACCCGCAAGTCAGCCAACTGTCCGGCGGTCCAGAGCGCGCCCTCGACATCCTCCAGCAGCTTGCCTTCGAGTTCCTGCAACCCCAGCCGCGTGTCGCCGTAGCGGGTGCGCATCTCCTCCAGGAAGGACCCGGCCAGGTTGGCGCGGTTCGCCTCGGTCGGCGCATGGGTCAGCACGGTCGTGTCCGACTGCAGCAGCCGTTTCAGCACCGGCACGTTGCGCGGCGTGGTGGTCACGCATTGCCGCGGCCGCTCGCCCAGCCGCAGGCAGAACTGCAGCATGTCCCACGACTCCTCTGCCCGCTTCCACTTGGCCAGCTCATCCACCCAGGCGGCATCGAACTGCGGCCCGCGCAGCGCCTCGGGATCATGCGCCGAGAACGCCTGCGCCACGGCCCCGTTGGGCCAGACCAGCCGCTTGCGCGTCGCCTCCCAGACGGGGCGGCGGTCGGGGGGCGAGCAGGCAAGGATCCCGCTCTCGCCAAAGATCATCACCTCGCGCACCTGGTCGAGCGTCTCGCCCACCAGCGCCACCCGACGCGCCTCCCCCGGATCGAGGGGCCGCGACCCCTCGACCATGCTGCGCACCCATTCGGCGCCGGCGCGGGTCTTGCCCGCGCCCCGCCCGCCCAGGATCACCCAGGACCGCCAGTCGCCCTCAGGGGCGAGCTGATGTTCCATCGCCCAGAACTCGAAGAGATACGGCAGTGCCAGCAGCTCTCCTTCCGTCAGCTCATTCAGAAAGCTTTCCTGCACGCTGCGCGGCGCGGAGGCGATCCAGTCGGCCCCCGATGCTGTTGCGGGCGTCGTCGAAGTCGAGCGCGAAGTCGTGGACGACTCCCAGCTGTTTCTTGCGTAGCTCGTCAAAGCGCTTCCTCTCATCGAACACATGCGACAGAGACCGGCTAAGGTTCTGCAGCACCCGTTTCAGTTCCGTATCCGGCAGGTCGTCGCGGTCGCGGAAGAACAGTTGGCACGCTTCGAGATCGTCGAGGATCTCTTCGCATTTCCGTTCCGCGATCTTCAGGATCCGCCGCCCCTCGTCCTCATCCCCGTCGTTCAGTCGTATGACCGTCAT